TGACCGTTGCCATCTGGCGGAAAATACTCTCTTCCTCCAATGCTTCCACCAGTTTTCGTTCAAACTCATCCGGAACAAGATAACCGCCCTCTGCGTCTGTGCCAATGTGTAAATCATCGTGGACATCGATCCAGTTGCGGTTTCTGACGCTATTCCAGAAAGCCTTCTTGTAAGTATCACTTGCTGTACCTGTCTTTTCAGAAATAGTCGGTGCTGTGGGTTTTCCGAGAACAGGTGTTGAGGTTGCCTTGTTCATTTCTGCCTCAATTTCAGCCTGTCTTTCCAGACGCTGAATTTCCTTTCCAAGGTCTACAATCGTCTGTTCCATTGCATCGTAGGTCTTGGAATCTTCCTCGCTGAGAACGCCGTTTGCATTTCTCTTGCTGTCAAGAAAATCACGGGCAGTGTCCCAAGCCTTCTTTCTCTTTTCTCTGAGTTCTTTAATCGTCATAATCAATTCCTCCAATCAATATTTCAAAAGTGCCAGTCTTTTTTCAAGCTGGTCAATGGGTGTTCCTGTAACGGATTCTGCTGATGCAGATACTTTGGATAAGAATGCAGATAGATTCTTCGATTTAGAATAGGTCATTGCAGTCAGTGTATCTTCTTTTTCCTCTTCATCCTGTTCTTCCTCTTTGGGAACAACAGGCATTTTCTTCTCTGCAAACAGAATCCCGTCCACAAACCCCATCTCATGAGCCTTTTTTGCATTGAGCCATGTTTCATCGGACATCAGTTTTGCAATCTTATTTCTGCTGAGATGGGATTTGGTTTCATAGGCGTTAATAATGCTCTCTTTGACTTCATCAAGCAAGATGATAGCTTTTTCCATATCCGCCTTGTTTCCCATAGCACAAGTGCTGGGGTCGTGGATCATCATTAGGGCAGTTGGTGCAATCAAGGTTTCATCGCCTGCCATTGCCACAACCGATGCGGCAGAGGCAGCAATGCCGTCAATTTTCACGGTAACCTTGCCTTTGTGATTTTTCAACATGGAATAAATCTGACTCGCTGCAAACACATCGCCGCCCGGCGAGTTCAGCCAGACTGTCAAGTTTCCGCTGACTTTTGCGAGTTCATCACGGAACAATGCAGGTGTGACCTCATCGCCCCACCAGGTATCTTCAGAGATAGGACCGTTAAACAAAAGCTCTGTTTCCGATGTATCTTCGTTTTGGATAAAGTTCCAGAATTTCTTCATTTGGCTTTCTCCTCCTTTTCTGAATTTTGATTTGCAAATGCTCCTGCATCAGCGAGTTTTGTAAAGCTGCCATTTACAAGATACAGGTTTCCACCCTCTTCGTCTGAAAGCATATTCATATCTTCAAGTTCTCGGATGTCATTCGCTGACATCCAGCCGTTTTGTCTTGCGGTAGCATAGCCTTGCATTCTGGAAGCATAGTCACCACGCAGAAGTCCGTCTACATTGAACTTCACAAAATACTGCCCCTTTTCAGAATCAGAAAGAAGTGCTTTCTGCAAAGACTGCTCCCATCGAACGATCCAAGGGTCAAGGCTGTATTTCACGAAATCCAATGATAGATGTTCCACGTTACTGAATGTTGCGTGGTCAAGGTCGCCAATCATATGGAGCGGTACACGGTACATTCTTGCAATCTCCTCGATCTGAAACTTTCTGGTTTCCAGAAACTGTGCTTCATTATTTGGAATAGCAATAGGAGTAAACTTCATGCCCTCCTCTAAAACTGCGACCTTGTGGGCGTTTCTTCCGCCATAGGCTCTTTGCCATGCATCACGCACACGTTCCGGATTTTTGATTACCCCGGGGTGTTCTAACACGCCACTTGGTGAAGCACCATTTCCAAAAAACGATGCTCCATATTCTTCGCAGGCAATAGAAATGCCGATCGCATTTTTTGCAAGTGCAATCGGCGAATATCCAACCAGACCATCAAATCCTAAACCTGGAATGTGCAGGACTTCATCAGCATAAAGAATGATGTCACCCTGTTCTTTCAAATTCGGATTGGCCTCATCATAACGGCTATAAATATATATCAAGCGGTTTTTTTCATCACGATCAACTTTCATCTTATCCGGCATCAGAGGATACAATCCTAAAACATCACCTCTGCCGTTTCGGATAATCTGTGCATAGGCATTGCCATAAATCAGCAGATGGGACATCAAGGTTTCTCTGAAAACAAAAGAAGTCATTTCTGGATTTGGCTGATCGTGGAGTAAAAAGTAAAGCGGATGCTGTGGCACTCGCTCTTTTCCGCTATCGTTGTATTTGTACAAATGCAGTGGCAGCTGGGCAATTGCTTCTGACAGCACACGCACACAGGCATACACCGCAATATGCTGCAGGGCGGTTCTGTCGGTAACTCTTTTTCCAGCATTGCTTCTGCCGAAAAAATATGTGTATGACGAGCTGTCATAACTATTTTGTGGCTTATCTCTGGACTTGAAAAGTCCACTGAAAATTCCCATGTGCATCAGCTCCTTTCGGTTGACTTTTTCTCTGGGCGTATGTTATAATATAGAAAAGCGGAGGATGTCAGCTATATAACTATATTTAAAGAAAAGAGGTTGCTTACGATGTTAGTTCAGAGAATCGAAGATTTTATACAAAATAATGATTCTATTTTCCCACTTACTGTAGCATATAAAAATGGAAGCCGCTTTTATTCTGACTTTATTGCCATGATTAAAACTTTTGAAGCTAATCTTTTTGAAAAAGAGCAGGATAATATTTACAATAAAATAGCAACAGCATATTCGATAAACGATGTTCAAGTATACCTTCAATGTAACTGTGAGTTAATGGTCTTATATTATATTTTGAGAAAGTTTAATACTGGCTTTAAATATGAACCTAAATATAACGGAAATTATAATCCAGAATGCTCATTTGAACATAAAGGCGTTGTTGTAAATATTGAAGTCAAAACTCCAAACTATAGCAAAAGAATAGCGCAAGAAAACAGCAATTCGCTAAAGTTTTTTGCTGCTGAAAGAATTCCAGATAAACAAGCAGTTATTGAAGAACTTTCTGGAATGATAAACCTTGATGATACAGATTATGAAGGCGTTGAAGAACTATCCAGATTGGATAACAAATTAAAAGATTATTTAGAACACTCACAAAAAAAGTTTCCAAACGGCGATGACTATTTTAATATTCTCGTCATTGTCTTACAAACTATCTCTGACCTTGACGAATGGTATTCTTATATTTTTGGGGAAAAAGGAGCTTTTACAGAGTCAAGTTTTATAGAATCAAATTATGAAAATGTGGATTCTATTTTACTGTGTTCTCCAATTAACGGAATCATAGGTGGAGAAAAATACTACAATACAAATGTTTGGTATTTGGAAAAATCTCTGAGTATACTATTATTTGATGATCGGAAGACCAAAACAAATAAAGTAAAATTACAATACTATGCTAATAATGCGATTTACTTTTTCGGTGCATATTCACGTTCATTCTTTGATTTTACACGAATGCTAAGTGAGTACACTCCAGATAGTCTTACAAAAGAAGAGTATGCGATCTATAAACAGATTGATTTAGCTATCATTTCTGAATACTATAAGTATCTTCAAAATAAAAACAAAGAAAACTGACACTATCAGTTAAAGTACCAGCATCTCCCTGCTGTCATAAATGCTGTCGCCGGAGTCGTTTCCACAGCGAATTGCACGGTCAAGAGCCATAATCATGGCAACCGCACCGTCGATATTCTCTGTGGATTTTTCTTTGTCCGGCTTGATGTTTCCGGCAGGATCACGGCGAATGAAGATGTTGTCCATCATCCACCTTAAAACCGGATGCCCGTTGTGGGCAAGTGTCTGTTCCAAGGTCAGCTTCATCAGTTCTTTGGTCGGTGGTGACATATCTTTATATCCTTGTCCGAACTGCACCATCGTAAAACCCAACCCCTCAAGATTCTGCGACATCTGCACACAACCCCATCTATCAAAAGCTATCTCTTTGATGTGGAATTTCTGCCCCAGTTCATCAATGAAGTTTTCGATAAAACCATAATGGACAACATTTCCTTCAGTGGTTTTCAAGTAGCCTTGCCGTTCCCATATATCGTAGGGAACGTGGTCACGTCTTACTCTGAGTGGCAGTGTTTCTTCCGGCAGCCAGAAGTAAGGAAGAACATAATAATGTTCATCATCTTCAGTAGGTGGAAAGACAAGCACGAAAGCTGTAATATCCGTTGTACTGGAAAGGTCAAGCCCACCGTAGCAGATACGACCTGCAAGCATCTCTTCATCAAAAGAAACCTTGCATTTGTCCCACTTCTCCATCGGCATCCAACGTACTGCCTGTTTTACCCACTGATTCAAACGCAGTTGTCGAAAAGCATTTTCTTCACCGGGAGTTTCCTTTGCAGAATTACACGCAGCCACCACCTTATCCATGCCGATGGTCTTATCCAGACTTGGATTTGCCTTTTTCCAAACCTTCGGGTCAGTCCAATCTTCCGATTCATCTGCACCATAAATAACCGGATAGAAAGTCGGATCATGCTTTCTGCCCTCCAGAATGTCCTTTGCCTTTTGGTGAACTTCATAGCAGATTGAATTTGTGTCAGTTCCGGCGGTGGTAATCAGGAAATACAAAGGCTGCATTCTGGCATCGCCGGAACCTTTGGTCATAACATCGAACAGCTTTCTGTTCGGCTGCGTATGCAGTTCATCAAACACAACCCCGTGAATGTTGAAACCATGTTTGCTATAGGCTTCAGCAGAAAGCACCTGATAGAAGCTGTTGG